CAGGATGTTCTTCACCAAGCCGTCTGAGAAGAGACGAATTGCCAAGAAGAGGGCAGTGAGAAGACAATTTTTGATCTCAGAAGCGCAAAAAAAGTTCAAAAAAAGTTAAAAAAAGTGTGTACAAACGTGATGGGTCGTGGTATAATATACACTGGTTAGTTAAATTGATGGAGAAATTATATGATGAATTTAGTTGAACGTACTCTGGCTGAGAACCTGGCAGCTCGCTATCCAGACAAGACAGAGTTCTTCCCCAAAACTGTTACTGCTCTTGCCGAGGAACTTGGTATCAAGTCCGGTGAGGCATACAAGTTCACCACTTCATACCCTAAGGTACGTCGTGGTTTGTATAACCTAGAAGCTGCGGTGGTTCCATTCCGCGAAGTAGCTAAGAACAAAGAGGATAAGACTGTGTCGTCAAGTGTACAGTCAGTCGTTAATGACGAGGTCTTTGTTCCAGATGCTGATCCATGTTACATCCCATGGGGTAACTCTAAGGACGTTGAGTCAATCATTCGTTCTGGTATTTTCTACCCTACATACGTAACTGGTCTATCTGGTAACGGTAAGACTTTCATGGTTGAACAATCATGTGCTCGTCTCGGACGTGAATACGTTCGTGTTCAGGTGACTCCTGAAACTGATGAAGATGATTTGATCGGCGGTTTCCGTCTTGTGAATGGCGAGACAGTATTCCAGAAAGGTCCTGTTATCAAAGCTATGGAAGCTGGTGCTGTGTTGTTGATTGATGAGATCGACCGTGGTTCAAATAAGATTATGTGTTTGCAAGGTATTCTTGAAGGTAAGCCAGTTCTGATTAAGAAGACTGGTCAGGTGATCAAACCTGCCGAAGGTTTCAATATCATTGCTACTGCAAACACCAAAGGTAAAGGTTCAGAGGATGGACGCTTTATTGCCGCTACGATTATCGATGAGGCATTCCTTGAGCGTTTCACCATTACTGTTGAGCAACCATATCCTACTGCTACTACTGAGAAAAAGATTCTTGGTAAGCACATGGAGAAATTCGGTAAAGTCGATACCGAATTTGCAGACAAGTTGGTTCAATGGGCTGAAACCATTCGTAAGACTTTCGAAGATGGTGGTATCGAGGATATCGTATCAACTCGTCGTCTTACTCACATTGTTCAATCATTTGCGATCTTCAATGACAAGATGAAAGCAATTCAGCTTTGTGTGAATCGTTTCGATGAAGATACTAAGGAAGCTTTCCTTGATCTTTACACAAAGGTTGATGCTACTGTTGAAGCTGCGGCTGACACAGTAGCATCTCAAATGAATGAAGATTCATTACGAAGCGCAGTAGATGAGGCTATGCGTAATGTATAAATTTAGAGAAGATAAACTAATTGACGAGTTCAAGAGGTACATCGACTCAACGTATGAGGGCCACTATGGTGGTGGCCTTCAGTCTTCGGAAGTTATTGTTGCCCGAGGACGTGGTATGGATTTCTTTCTAGGTAATGTAGATAAGTATTCTGCACGATACGGAAAGAAGGGCACGGTGTCTGATCATCGAAAGGATTTGGTTAAAGTACTTCATTATGCACTTTTAGCATTGTATGAGCATGATAGGAGACATCTAAAACAAATTGAAGAAGAGTACGACTCTACGATATAAATAAGTGTGTGATATTGAAAAGGTTATAATATGAAACTAAGTAATGATACAGTCGCTGTGCTGAAAAACTTCGCAGCAATCAATTCGAACCTCGTAGTCAATGAAGGTTCAACAGTCAAAACAATTTCGGAAGCAAAGAACATTCTTGCTACCGCTACTATTTCAGAGTCGTTCCCTACCAACTTTGGTATTTACGATCTCAATGAGTTCCTCGGGGTCATGTCCATGTTCGATAGTCCTGAGTTGCAAGTAGCTGACGATAACAATTCTGCTATTATTAAGCAGGACAAACGTTCCGTCAAATACTTCTTCTCAGACCCATCAATACTAACCTCTCCATCAAAGGACATCGTCATGCCTGACCCCGAGGTAACCTTTAAGTTGACAAATGATGATATGAATGCACTCAAACGTGCATCGTCAACTCTAGGGGTTACCGATGTTATTGTGAATGGTGTAGCTAATGAAAACAAAGTTACACTACAGGTCACAGACGTACGTGATGCCACAGCAAACTCTTTTGAATTAGAACTAGATGAATGTACTCGATCTACAGAGGCATTCAAGTTTGTATTCAATATTGCTAACTTCAAGTTTGTGCCTGGTGATTACAACGTGGCGATCACATCTAAGCTGATCTCACATTTTAAAAACGCAAATGTTCCGGTTGAATACTGGGTTGCATTAGAAAAAACTTCTACGTTCGGAGGATAATTATGACTGAAGAAGTGAAACAAGAAGCAGCAGAAGCTGCAACGGCTCCAGGTCTCAATATTGGTGATCTTGGTTTTATGTTGAAAATGATTGATGTTGTCACAGAACGTGGCGGCTTTCGTGGGAGTGAATTAGTAAATGTTGGGACAATTAGAAACAAACTCGAGGCTTTCCTCGCAGCAAATGCTCAACCTGCAGAGGAAGATGCAGAATCTGGTGATGATGATGCTAAGTAGTCCAAGTGATCGTGATAAGTTATTGAATGGTGTCAAAGAGATCTCTAACTCAATGACACGTGTTGATGCTGAGAAAGATTATCAGCGTGATGCTATTGCAGCTCTATCATCTGAACTTGGTATTGAAAAGAAATATGTTTCAAAGGTAGCAAACATCTATCACAAACAAAACTTCCATCAGTTCCAGGCAGAACAAACTGAGATTGAAGATCTGTACGAATCTATTACAAGCAGTAATAATAATCCATAAGAAAAATATAGGGATAGTGTAGTAGGCAACACGACAGTCTCCAAAACTGTAATCTGAGGTTCGATTCCTTGTCCCTATGCCAGATCTCACAGTAGCTCAGCAGGATAGAGCAACGGCCTTCTAAGCCGTGGGTCGGGGGTTCGAATCCCTCCTGTGAGGCCAGATAGGATGCGGGTATGGTGGAATTGGTAGACACAAGGGACTTAAAATCCCTCGCGATGAGCGTCCGAGTTCAAGTCTCGGTATCCGCACCAATGCTATGTACAAATGAATGAAAATATGGTATAATATACCTTTATATTATGGAGTTTTGAATGTCTGAATTTTTATGGGTCGAAAAGTATCGGCCGAAAACCATACAAGAATGCGTATTGCCTAAAGGTCTGAATAAGACTTTTACTGATATTGCTTCCACTGGTGAATTGCCTAACATGATGTTTAGCGGTACGGCTGGCGTCGGTAAAACCACAGTTGCTAAAGCATTGTGTAACATGTTAGATCTGGACTATATCGTAATCAACGGTTCAGAGGAAGGCAATATTGATACACTACGTGGTAAGATCAAGCAATTCGCTTCTACCGTGTCTCTGCACGGTTCTTATAAAGTTGTTATCCTCGACGAGGCTGACTATCTAAATCCTCAATCTACTCAACCAGCTTTGCGTGGATTCATCGAGGAGTTTTCTAATAACTGTCGTTTCATTCTTACATGTAACTTCAAGAACCGTATCATCGAACCACTACACTCACGATGCAGTGTCTATGAGTTCGGTATTCCTAATGCAGAAAAACCCACTATTGCTGGTGGTATCTTTAAACGAGTAACTCAGATCTTAGATTCTGAAGGTGTTGAATATGAGAAGCCTGTCGTGGTTGAATTGGTTAATCGATATTTCCCTGATTTCCGTCGTATTCTTAATGAGTGCCAGCGCTACAGCGTTAGCGGTAGGATTGATAGTGGCATCCTTGTCAATCTCAGTGATCAAAATGTTAAATCCTTGATGGAGTATCTGAAGTCTAAGAACTTCAAATCCATGCGTAAATGGGTTGTAGATAATATTGATACTGAACCACAAGTTATCTTTCGTCAGATCTATAACAATATGACTGATCACCTACAACCTCAATCGATTCCTCAGGTTGTATTGATCCTTGCTGACTATCAGTACAAGAATGCTTTTGTTGCAGATCACGAACTCAATGTAGTTGCCTGTCTAACTGAGATCATGGCCTCAGCGGAGTGGCAATAATGGGACCATTTGATTATCTAAACGCAATCAACATGACAAAGAAAGATGTCATGGTTGATGATCTGGCAGAGAAGGATTACAATGCATTTGTTGTCAATCGTTCTCTGTCTTACTTTCCTGATACTGTTTTATTGGCGAATGAGATGAATATCAGGCACCATGCAGACCACCGTCTACAATTCGACTTTTTTATAAATACTATCAGAAAAGCAAAACGTTTTTCTAAATGGGCTAAGGCAGATAACACCGAAGCTCTGCAGACCGTCAAAGAATATTATGGCTATAGCAATGAGAAAGCTCGCCAGGCTTTGACATTATTAACTGACGATGAAGTCGATGAATTGAAACGTAAGGTCTATAAAGGTGGAAGAAAATAATATACAGGTGACCTGGACACCAGCTATGATGCTGGAAGTCAATTTAAGGGAGCCGGACGATTTTTTAAAGGTACGTGAGACCTTGACACGAATTGGTGTCGCATCTCGCAAAG